TCAATTACAAATGTATAATCACGTTTTATATTATGGTGTAAGAATTGAACCTTATGTGAAAGATAAGTTTCCAAAAGAATACGAAACACATGAATTATTTGAAGTGCTAGGTGCATATTTTACCAAAGCAGCAAAAGTACTAAAAGAACTTCAATTAAAAGAGGAGTGATCATTAATGAATATTCCAAATTTCAGAGCTTATGTGGATAAAAAAATATATAAAGTAGTTGGTTGGACGGGTGATTTTATCACGCTTAGTAGGAAATATGAAAGCAAGTATGTTCAATCAATAAATGTAAAGAAAAATGATGTAATTATACTGTATGGCAGTAATCTTAAAGATAAAAAAGGTAATGAAATTTTTAGTGGAGATATAGTTAAAAATTCTGATAAGGATATTGGGATAGTAAGGTTTAAAGATGGTACTTTTGAAGTGGATTTCAAACAGTATATTCCAGCTCAATTAGGATTAATAAATGATGATCTAGAAATAATAGGAGATATTCATAGAAATAATAAATTACTAGATAAAATTATCAATAAAGATAAAAGGGTAGTTTGCATGAATAAAGTTGAAAAAAGGTTGTCCAGAAAAAGGAAAAGAACGCCTAAAAAAGACGTTCAATGATTTAATTACATTATATCTTAATAAATATAAAAAAGCAAGAGATTATAAACGTAAAGTAGGTGGTAATTATGTTGCTATTTGATGAACAGCCAATAGTTTTTGATAGGACGTTGGCAAGAGAAATAGGTGATAGACACGCTACAGTATTGCAGCAAGTTCACTATTGGATAGAAGTTAATAGGAAAAAGAAAAATAAAGAAGTCTATAAAGATGGATATTATTGGACTTATAGATCTATTAAGAAATGGCATGAAGAAGAATTTGATTACTTATCATTCTCTACAGTTAGAAGAACGTTTGATGACTTAATAGAAGATGGATATCTAATTACTGGAGAATATAACAAATTCGGAGCAGATAGAACAAAGTGGTATAGGGTGAACAAAGATAAAATTAGTAAACTTTATGAAAAAATTACTAATGAAAAACATCTGTCAAATATGACAAATGCAAATGCTCAAAATGAGCAAATGGAAAAGTCCAAAATGAGCAGTTCTGAAATGCTCAAAATGAGCCAACCTATACAAGAGAATAAAAAGAGATTAAATAAAGAGAATATATCATCTCATCAATCAAATAATAATATTATATATGTTAATCAAAATGAAAAAGTGAATGAATTGAATGATTCTAAAAATATAAATGATAAGTCTTTTCGAAAATGCAACACACAGTATTTCAAAGACAGCTTTGGGTATTCCCGAGTCAGTAAGAATAAACAGGTAGAGCTTGATAAGTGGATTAAGTATGCAGTTGATATTTGCTTAATGCCTTCCGATACAAAATTGTATGTTGGGAAAATGAGAGTAACAGCAGGAGAGTTTGCTCAAAGATTAAGTGAGTTGAGGCATGAGCATATTCAATATATCTTTGATAGATTAAGTCAAGTCAAGTATCCTACAAATCATCAGAAGTATATTCTGGCCGTATTGTACAATGCAAAAGAGCAATATGAGAGTAGTAAATCAACCTTTACTGGTGGAAATAATGCTCAAGGTAGATATGTATTACCAATGCCAGATTATTTACAAGAGAGAATGAACAATATAGGTAGGAAGAGTAAAGAAAGAATTGTTACTGAAGAGGATGAAGCAACATATAATGCTTTGATGCAGGAATTACACGGAAAAGAACGCAGTGATGTTTGATGATAATTTCTATTTAGGAGGTTATCGATTTGGAGTTTGTTGAACCGTTAAGAACTCAAGAAGAACTAGATGCAATGAATTATTATTTTAAGAGTAGGAGTGAACGTGATTATTTGCTTTTCTACATGGGAATCAATGTAGCGTTTAGGATAAGTGATCTATTAGGACTGAAAGTTGGAGATGTCAGAGGTAGAGATAAAGTCAGAAGACGTGAGATGAAGACTGGTAAGTTAAGAGAAATGATTATATTACCTAAATTAAAGCGAGTATTAGAAGAATATTGTGCAGATAAAGAGGATGAAGAATATTTATTCAAGTCAACACGATATAAGAACTCTAATAGGCCAATAACGAGAACACAGGCTTATAGAATACTAAAGACTGGTGCGAGAGAGTGTGGAATAAAGAATATAGGCACTCACAGCTTCAGGAAGACATTTGGATATCATTTCTACAAGGAAAGTAAAGATGTAGTTACACTGATGAAATTATTTAACCATCATGATCCTAGTATCACATTAAGATATATAGGAATTGAAAGAGATGAGATGAGTAAAGCCGTTAAAAAATGGGGTGGTTTGTAACCTCATTTTAAAAATAATTTCTAATATGTAACGATTAAGGGAAACATTACATTGCAAAAAATAGATTATATTTAAAATACTGGTAGTAGAGAGGTTAGAGGATATTTAACTGATGTAACACTTTATAAGATATGTTACATACTGATTTAATAAATCAATCATTCAATCAATCATTCAATAATAAAAATTAAAGGAGAATAATAAATGACTAATAACGTAGTTTTAATAGGAAGACTAGTAAGAGATGTGGATTTAAGACAAACATCTACAGGTAAGGAGATGACTTATTTTACTTTAGCAGTAAATAGGAATTTCAAAAATGAACAAGGAGAACAAGCTGCAGATTTTATCAGTTGTGTTGCTTTTGGAAAGACTGCAGAGAATATGGCACGATTTTTAAGTAAAGGCAGCTTAATAGCTGTAGAAGGTAGAATCTCTACAAGGAATTTCCAAGGTAATGATGGTAAGACTGTTTATGTTACAGAAGTAGTTGTTGGGAATGTAACTTTCTTAGAAAGTAAAAAACAAGGAAATAGTTATCAATTTGGACAAGTACATAGTGTAGGTTATAAACGACAAGCAAATAATGGTATTGAAGATTTTGAAGAAAACTTTGATTTTGATATGGGATTTAATCCATTCAGAGAAGAATAATTAGAGGTGTAAGAATTTGATTAGTGAGAAGTTTAAAGAATATATTTTCATAGATGAGGAACATGCAATATTTGGGGGACGAATGGTTAGATATAGATTTCCTAATGGTTATGGAGCTTCAGTTATAGAAAATTCAGCAAGTTATGGAGTAGAACTTGCAGTATTAGAATTTTCTGATTCAGAATATGGCTGTATAACCATGTTAACAGAAATAACAGATGATGTAATAGGTTTTATAGAAGATGAAGAACTAGATGAAATATTAGAAAGGATATCAAAGTTAGGAGAAGATGGGAAAGAAGAGAGTTAGAAACACTTTTGGATATAGCAAACCTGGTCAAAAGAAATTAACTCGTAATCAGGCCGCTGAATTAGCATTAAGTGAAATTGAAGAAAGTTATACTAGACGATTAGAAAGAGAAGTTAATCTTAAGGTTGCAGATTTCATAGGAGATTTTTGTCTAGCGTTAGCGTGGAGCTTGCGAGCAAATCATAATTATGGTGCAAAACGAATTGAAAGAACTATTAGAGAAATGTTTGAAGTTGTTAGTGATGCAAAAATGAAAGAAGCTGGTTACTTTTTATTTGATCTAAGTGAAACTAGGGAACAACTACTAGTTGAAACAGGATTAGATATTGAGCCAGTCATAATAGATGAAGTAAATAAACATCTAGAGAGGGCAAAAGAGTTTGCAATAAAAAGTAGAGTATTCAAGGAGAAAGTAGAGGTATAGAAGATGAAAAAAGTAGTAAATATTAATGAAATGATAGAAGTTATAAAAGAGAAGACACGTTGGAGTGAAGCTATACTAGCTATTGAGTTAGGAGTAGATTCACAAAATATTACAGCATGGAAAAGAGGAAGAATTCCAAGGAGTAAAAATTATAAGAGATTAAAGGAACTTTATGAGAGTTTAATCAGTAAAGAAGAGAAGATTAATAAACCAGATGAAAACAAGGATAGTGAATTAGAACAAGAATTATTAAATAAACTTGCTAAGGCTGATGAACGCTTAAATAAACTTGCGAGTGATCAAGAAGTTTGCTATAAAAATTTAGCTATGGTAAATGCTCAAATTACAGCGTGGAATCATGAGAGACATAAGTTAGTAAAACAATTAAAAGAATTGGTAGGTGCATAAAATGAATAAAAGACAAGCTAAAAAATTAGAATTAAAGAATGAAATAAGCGACATTAAGAAAGATTATAAATTACAAGATAAAAAATTAGAAGCCTTAAATATGAGAGGAGATAGTTATTTTGAAGAGACTAAAAAATTAATGGAGCAATTCAAAAAGCAAGAAAAAATTCTAGAAGCAACTAAAGATAGTTTTTCTAATATTTTACAAGCTCAAACACATTTAGAACTTGAGAATAGTAAAAGAGCAGATGAAATGAAGGATATTATAGAAAATCAAAAAGAACGAATCCATAAGCTAGAATATTGCGTATTTGGAATGGCAATTTTAATGATAATAGTATTTGTTTTAGAGGTGGTTAAGTGGTTAGTATAAGAAAAATAAAAATGTTAGAAAGAGCTTTGATGATTTGTTCAGGAGTAGTTATTGTTTTTACAATTGGAGTGATTGTTGGGATATATACTTCTAGTAAGAATTTAGAAAAACTTGCTGATGAAAATATCAAACAACATCAGATTATCCAGCAACAAAAGGAAAGAATTAGAGAGTTACAACATATGAAACAACTTAAGGAGATATATGGGTAATGACTAGAAATAAATTAATAGATTTAAATAATCATTTATTCGAAGCTTTAGAAAGAATTAATGATGATAAGTTAGAAGGAGATAAACTTCAAGAAGAAATGAATAGAGCAAAAACAATAACAATGATAGGAAATACAATTATCAACAATGCTAATCTAGCTTTAGAGGCTGAAAAATACAAAAATGAGTTTGGTAGAGGAGCAACATTACCGTTGATGATTGAAAATGGGAAATAGTGGAAGTTTTAAAAAAGGTCACGTCCCTTGGAATAAAGGTCTAAAAGGTTGCTTCGGTGCTAGGAAAACTAGTTTTAAAAAAGGTCATTTACCACCTAATACTAGAGCAATGTATTCAGAGAGATTAAGTAAAGAGGGATACATTGAAATAAAAGTAGGGATAAATAAATGGATCTCTAAACATAGATATATATGGGAGCAACATTACAAAAGAGAAATACCAAAAGGAAAAGTAGTAATATTTCTAGATGGGAATAATAGAAATTTTGAAATAGAAAATCTAAAGCTTATTTCTAGAGGTGCATTATTGATTTTAAATAATAGATACAAGCACATAACAAAAGATAGAGAATTAATGAATTCATGTGTAGATTTAAGTGAATTAATTATATCTTTGAAAAAGAAAGAGAGGAATAAAGCGTGAAAATTGATATTAGAGGTGAGTATGGATATTACAGAGTATAGCTTAACCATTGTTATGAATGATGGTGAAAAAATTGAAACAGTAGTCACTGCAAGTATAATTAATTATTTGCAGGTGACTCATAATAATAGTGAAGAGTTCGATGGAATGATTTTTGCGACAGAAATTAATGGCCGTGAAATATTTATTAATGATATAGATTATTTCATGTGGCATGCGATTATGGAGAACAATTAATGGAAAATGAACCACAAACAATTTCAGAAGCAGTAGAAAATTTAAAAAATAAGATAAAAAAAGGATTATCAAAGTATCATAGAAAATTATTAATAAGTTGGTGTATAGCATATATAATAGTGTGTTTATTAGCTTGGATATTTTTTATGTACAAGATTTTAGGAGGATAGAAAATGATAAAACAACCAAAAGTGTATATTAAGAGTTTAGATGTGGTATTACCTGTAGAAGTTATTAATTACCACGAAAAAATAGTAGAAGTGTATTTTAATGATAGTGCCGATAATGTACCTTATAATTTTGATGAAGTTGAATTTATTTATGGGACAGGTATCAAAGATAAAAATGGGAAAGAAATAGAACATGGAGATATTTTAAAAACTGAGTTTGCAGGTATTCTCCCTATAAAATTTCATAATGTCTATGGTTTTTATGCAGTTAAAGAAAATGATAAATATTGGTTTGCAGAAGAAACAGAGGATGAAGTTAATGAAACATTATCAAAAACTGAAGTAATTGGTAATATTTACGAGAATAGAGATTTATTGGAGGACTAAAAGATGAACAAACAAAATTTGAGTTAGGAAGCCAATTAGGCTTTGTTTAATATGCCAGTAGATGAAGATTTTGATATAGAAGAACTATCTGAAGAAGAATTGGAAGAGTTAGCGTGTGATTATTTCTTTAATGATAGAGGATATGATACAGCCGATTATTATGATTTTGAATTTTATGATTAATGGAGGACTAGAAATGACTAGCGAAGAATTAGAGCGAGAAATAAAACGATTAGAAGAACAAATAGAAGATCAAATTAATATCTTAAGAAGTAAGTTCTTGGAGAGTGAGGTGAATAAAAAGCTTTACGAAGTGAAAGTGCCAGAGGATATAGAAAATTATTATTATGTTGATGAATTAGGAGGAATATATTTAGTCAAAGAAATATTAAATTTTGATGAATATGAATATGAGCTGATATATCAACGTGGATTAGCTTTCAAAACTAGAGAAGAAGCTGAAAGATACGATAAAGAAAGACAACTAATACAAAAAATAAAAGATTGTGCGAAAAAATACAATGGAGGATGGATACCAGACTGGGAAAGTTTCGAGAGTATATATCGTGTAGGTTATAATCATAAAACAGATTTTTTTGAATTCGGTAAAGTTCGGCATTATCAAGACTTCACTAAACTACCTTATTTCAAATCAGAAGAAATAGCGAGAGAATTTATCGAAGTGTTTGGAGAAGAAATAAAAGAGGTGCTTTGCTAATGGATGATAAACAATTCTTATATCTTACGATAGAAGTTAGCGAGAATCAGACAGTAGAACAGGTGGTTAAAGAAGTAGTTGACGAGATAGAAAGCTATAATTGGCACGTTGTGGCTTATGATTTAAACCTACATGAATTATACGAAAACAGATATTTGATGACAGTATATATGGAGAAGGAGGAATAGTATGACTAACAGGATATATTTAGCATTAAAATATAAAGATGCACAAATTATAAAACATGCATTACGAGAATATATTAAGAGATCAGATGTGAAAAATGAAACAGATATTGAAGAAGAATCAATATTACTTAATAGCATTGAAGAAGAAGTTAACCTATTCAAGAGTAAGAATGGAATTAAGTAAGAGGTAAAAGAGTATGGATGAATTAATGAAAAAAGTAGTTGAAAAATTAAATTTAAGTATAGATAAAGCACCTGAAATATATGAGG